TGCCTCCGATCCAGAACGGGGGCGCGGCGGTTGGGGCCACCGGACTCCAGGCGACGACCGCGAATGTGGACGTGTATCCGTTGCTGATCTTGGCGATGGATTGCTTTGGACAGGTGGCACTCCGAGGGGAAAGTGCCCTCCAGCCGACCTTCCTGCCGACCGGGCATAAGGATAAGGCGGATGTGTTCGGCCAGCGCGGGTACGCCGGGACCATGTGGTGGAAGGCGGTCGTCAGACAGAATGAAGGCTGGATGGCGACGTTGAACGTCGGCATTCGCCTGATCTAAATCCAGGGAACGTCCTGAACCGATAACCGAGCAGAAGAGAGGGGTTCCTTATGAGCATGAAAGATACACTCACCCGATTCGCACAGGGGATCGTCGATGGGTCAAGCCGTCTGGCGCTCATCAACATCCTCAGTGCGATCTTCGATCGAGCCACGAGCAAGCAGCTCAATTCAGCCGGACTGGTCATCAAGGCCGGGGCGAGTGCCTTGGTCAAGACCGGGGCCACGGCCTGTCATGCGATTGCCGGTGGAGCCTTACGCTCCATCGCCGCCGCAACCGACATGGCGGCACTCTCAGGATCGGTCACGAACGCGAAGTTCAATGTCTACGTCTTCATGATCGATGCAGCCGGCGCCTTGACCTCCTCGATGGGAACGGAAGGTGCGACACTCGCTGCCGTGCACTTCCCGGATATTCCCGCCGGGAAAGCGGTCATCGGGTTCACGATCATCAATCCAACCGGGACCGGCCCCTTTGTGGGAGGCACCACGGCGCTTGACGATGCGACTGTCGCACCGAACGCCGTCCATATCAGCGTGGTCGGGGCATTCGATCCCTCCATCAAGGTCTCGTAAGGCCTGACGGAGTGAACTGAAGGAATTAACTCAAGAGCAAGAAGGGAGTCACGTTATGGGAAATCCGTATGAAATCGCTCCAGTGACACAGAACTATACCAAGGCGGCATTGGTCGCAGGCACCACAACCACCGTCACCACGACCGTCACGGCGCATTACTCCATCAAGGGGGTGATGTATACCAAGACCGCGATCACCAACGGCGCGACGCCGACGATCGACGCGGCCACCGGTCTCGCGTTTGCGCCGATCACCTTCCCAAGTAAGGGCTGTAAGTTCATTTGGGGATTGGATGCCGCTGGCGCCCAAAAGGTCGCGCAGGGTTCGATTGAGGCCTTGGACGCTGCGGGAGCCTACATTGTGGCCCCGCAGTTTCCTGGTGTGCCGGATACGATGTGTCCGCTCGGCATCATCGATGTCAAGCTCGGCGCGACGGCGGTGGCCAACTGGCTGTTCGGCACGAACAACATGTCTGGCGTGACCGGCGTGACTTATACGTTCTCGGATATTGCCACGATTCCTGGCCGACCGCAGGCCTAAGCGTCGTCCGTGTGTCTGTCCCATGGGAGCATCGGCATCGGTGCTCCCATCCCCTATCATCTCAAGGAGGGTCTATGTCTGTTGCCACGGCTGAACGCAAAGTCACGAAGAAACATGCCACGCCGTCGAAGTTGCCTCCGGTCAGTATCAGGACAGGCGAACTGGAGCCGGACGATCAGAAGGTCGAACAGCTCTCCCCACTCAATATCGGACTGGGCGAGACACGGTTTGACCGTCCGACACCGCCCGATCTCACGATTGCCGAGAAACCGATCATGAGAGGGGAGGCCGAACTGCTCGCCTTCAACGAGGAGCCCGTCACCATCCGTTGCAACCAAGGCGCAGGCGATCATGCCCCGCTGTTCATGGAAGCCTGGGTGAACGGCAGGGGGATCGAGCGATGGTTCCCCAATCTGGGATGGGTGGAAGTGAAGCATATTCCGGTCGAGGAGGAAGTGACCATCAAGCGGAAGTATCTGGAAGTGTTGCTCCGCAGTAAGTCCTTGCTCATTTCGACACCGGAAGATCGAGCTGATGGGAGCGAACCGAGGAATCTCGTGATTCGTCGTTCCGTCAATGTGCATTCCGTCACCATCATCGAGGACCGTGATCCTCCCGGAGAAGCCGGCTATCGGCGTGAGTGGGCCAAGAGGATTCAACGACTGGCCGTGTAATCCCGGAGATGCGCCATGCCAATCGGGGTTCCGACCGTCCTGGGTGATGGACAGGCCACCTTTCTGGAAATCTGTCAGAGGACCGTGCGGGAGTGTCGTATCGCGCAAGGGCGCGGCGTCTTGCCCACGACCGTCACCGATCAGATCGGCATGATGCGGAAAGTCGTGGATTGGGTGGCGGAAGCCTGGTTTCAAATCCAGGCGATTCACGACACCTGGCGATTTCTTCGCCGGGAGTGCTCGTTTGAAGTCGTGGACGGCCAAGCCGAATACTCGACGCTCGAATGCGGCATCGACGCCGGCACCTTCAATCGGTGGATGCTCAGGTCCTACCGCAGTTACCTCACGTCCGTTGGGCTCTCCAGCGAAATCCCGATGGGCGACCTCAGTTACGACACCTGGCGCAACACCTACAAGCTCAGCACGTGGCGCACCACGAAGTCTCGCCCGATCTATGTCACGCAGCTTCCCGGTAACGGACTCGGGCTCGGTCCCACGCCACTGGCCGGCTACAGCATTCTAGGCGACTACTACATCGCTCCTGTGAGGATGGAAGTCGATGAGGACGTGCCGTTGCTGCCGATCGCGCACAGCTATCTGATTATCGTCTACAAAGCCATGATGGAGTTCGGACTGTCGGAGTCGGCGCCGGAAATCTATGGGCGCGGCGAGAAGCAGTACAAAACGCTCCTGGCGCAGCTGGAGCGCGATCAAATGCCCTCCATCCAACTCGGAGGTGGATTGCGATGAGTCCGGCGACCATGACCTTCCCGAAGATCGACACGGATCTCGTCCAATTTGTGGGCGGGCTCGATCAAGTCACACCTACGCTGCGTCTGAAGCCTGGTGTGCCGCACGACGCCCTCAACTGTGAATGCAATGTGCTGGGAGGGTTCTCCAGGGTTGGGGGGTATGAACGGTTCGACGGGCGCACCAAGCCCTCATCCGCCTCCTATTCCATCGTCCAGGTTGAATTATTCGTGACCATCCCCACGGTCGGACAAACGCTCACGGGCAACACGACGGCCACGACCGGCACCATCATCGCCGTAGGCGATAACTATGTCGCGTTGACGTTGATTGTCGGGGCGGGATTCTCGACGACGGAGATCGTGAAGGTCGGGGCGACGGTCATCGGACAGGCGACGGATGTCGCGGCAGAGATCACGCCGCTCCTGAACGCGCAATATCTGAACATGACGGCGGACATCTATCGGGCCTTCATCGCCTCGGCACCTGGATCAGGACCGGCACGCGGCATCTTCTCGATGAATCTGTCCGGGACTCATACGGTCTTTGTCTTTAAGAACAACGTGGGCGGGACGGGTTGCGATCTCTATCAGTCCACCACGTCTGGCTGGACGCAAGTGGCCTACCTGAACGAAATATCCTTTACGGTGGGCGGAACTGGCGTCCCGCTCGATGGGAACACCCTCACGCAAGGCGCCAATACCGCCGTCATTAAGCGCGTGATGCTGGAGTCCGGGTCATGGGCCGCAGGGACCGCAGCGGGTCGCTTCATCGTGACGACTCCGGCGCCGGGTACCTTTACGGCGGGCGCAGGGACAGCGGGCGCGGTTGGCGTGACCCTCTCTGGCGCACAGACCGCGATCACGATGTTGCCAGGAGGACGATTCGAACTGGAAGCGAGTAACTTCTCTGGCCAACTCTCCTCGCTCAGGATCTACGGGTGCGACAAGGTGAACCGCTGTTTCGAGTTCGATGGCGTGACGCTGGCGCCGATCAAGACGGGCTTCTCGCCCGATGTGCCGACGCATATCAAGGAGCATCAAAAGCATCTCTTTATCGGCATCGGCAGCTCGGCAGCCCACTCCGGTATCGGCACGCCCCACACCTGGACCGCGCTCTCTGGCGCAGCCGAGTACGCCACAGGCGATACCGTCACGGGGTTCTCGGTGCAGCCAGGGGCACAGAACGCGCCGGCCATGCTCATCGCGGGACTCACCTCCATGAAGATGATGTACGGGTCGGCAGCGGCAGGGACCAATCCCTTTCAGCTCGTCAACTACAACACGAAGGCCGGAGCCGTCGAGTACAGTCTACAGAATCTTGACCGGACCTATTTCCTCGACGTGCAAGGCGTGACGGATTTGGCTCGCGTCCAAGAGTTCGGCAATTTCTCGCGCTCCACGCTGACCTATCAAGTGCAACCGTTCATGGATGAGAAACGCTCACTCCTCGTCGAGAGCGCGGTGTCTCGCGCCAAGAGTCAGTATCGCTTCTTCTGCTCCGATGGCAGCGGGTTGTACGTCACGTTTGAGAACGGGCAATTTGTGGGAGCCATGCCGATCTTGTTCTCGCACCCCGTCTCCTGTGTCTGGACCGGGACGTTACCCAACGGCAACGAAGTCCAGTATGTCGGCGCGGCGAATGGGATGGTGTACGAATTGGAGAAAGGGTCCAGCTTCGATGGCGAGGCGATCGACTTCTCGCTCACGATGAATTGGGACTCGAAGAAGTCTCCACGGATCATCAAAGATTACCGATTGGCGAGTCTGGAGATGCAGGGCAATTTCTACGCCGCCGTCACGTTTGCCTACATCTTGGGCTATGGCTCGAACGAGTATCCTCAGCAGGACGGGATTGAATACGCCTCGAACTTCCAGGGTGCGCCCAAGTGGGATAGCGGTATTCTGTGGGACTCCTTTGTGTGGGACGGGTCCACGTCGGGACCGATCGAATTGGAAATGAGCGGGGCCGCTGAAAACTTTCGCGTGCGACTCTCCGGGAGTTCGGATTATCTCTATCCGTTCTCCATGAGTTCGCTGATTACACATTTCGTACCGAGAAGGGTGATGCGATGAACACGTGGAGAGCCGTCATTGTCAGTCTGTTGTTGGTGGTCACGGTCGGCGTGGTGGCGTTTGCGAGTGATTATTATAATCATGGCAATTTCCCCTCTCCCTCCTCACCGGCGACCTCGGCCTCGATGCGAGCGGAGTTGGACCTCATCTCCGCAGGGTTCTCGAAACTGCCGACACTCACGAATAACGCTAATAAAGTCGTCGTGGTGAATAGTGGGGCTACTGGACTCACGACGACGACAGGACAACTGGCGCTCGGCGGGAATCTCACGATCACCGGAGCCTTTAATACGACACTGGCGCAGACCGCCTCCATTACGATGACGCTCCCTGGCGTGTCGGGCACCTTCGCCACATTAGCCGGCACGGAAACGCTCACGAACAAAACACTCATCACGCCGACGATCACGGCGCCGAACGGGCTCATCAGTTCCGATGTGGGCCTCGGCAATGTCGATAACACCAGCGATGCGACGAAGAATGCGGCTGCAGCGACCCTCACGAATAAGACCTTCACGGCCCCTGTGATCAACGGTGGTTCGATTGCTTCTGCGTCCTTGTCCGGCACCTTCACCGGCACCTATACGCTTGCAGGGGTGCCGACGTTGACGAGTCCGACGATCAACACCGGGACCGTTGGCGCCGCTCCGACCGCCGATCTGGGGATTGCCAATAAAGCCTACGCTGATCAGCACGGGTTCACGACGGGCGATGTGAAGCTCACCTTCAAAATCGTTGCGGATACCGGGTGGGTACTCGCTGAAGACAAATCGATTGGTAACGCCAGCAGCGGGGCCACAGGACGGGCGCATGCTGACACCGCCGACTTGTATACGCTCCTCTGGACCAACATAACCGACCAGTGGGCACCGGTGACGGGTGGGCGGGGGGCAAGCGCAGCCGCCGACTTTGCCGCGAACAAACCCTTGTTTCTCCCCAAGACACTCGGTAGAGCGTTGGCGGGGTATGGGACAGGAACGGTCGTAGACTCTGGGGTGGACGCGGACGTGGACATCGCGGCCAACGACCTCTCTGTCGCCTCAAACAACACCAAGTGGCTGACAGGTATGCCAGTGGTGTTCACCCTTACATCGGGTACGATCACAGGCCTGACCACTGCCACGACCTACTATGTCGTGCGGTCGAGCAACACGAAGGTCGAGCTCGCAACAACTCTCGCCAACGCGCAGAACGGCACGACGATTGACTTCACCGCGAAGTCCTCGCCGGTCTGGACGATCACCCACACGTACACCGCGAGGGTACTCGGTGAGGCGGTCGGTGAAGGCGAGCACGCGATCAACAGTACAGAATTACTTGCACACTCGCACAACCTAACCATCCCTTCGGGCGGGGGGTCAACGTATCCCAACGGCGTTGCGGTGGGGATTGCGTCTACGGCGACCTCATCGACCGGAGGCAACGCGGCGATGAACATCACGCAGCCGACGGTGTTTCTCTCGGTGCTGATCAAATTATGAAATCAGG